GTGATGGGTCTGCCGCTTGGATGGGTATCCCTCGATCCACTGCCACCAGAAGAGTACCAGGAATGGCTTGAGGCCATGGCTGACGCCACCTGGTGGGATGAGGAGCGAGGACTGCCACGAGTAGCACCGTCACAACCCAAGAGGGTGGATATGCTCAAAGCATTGGGCAACGGCATCGTGCCGGGATCAGCAGCAGAGTTTCTAAGGATAGGCAGAATAAACGATGGAGGATGCATAACATGAAGCGCACAGAAGCTGTTGGACGACGCCTATACGATGGCTGGTGGCAGGTCAAGCTAAAGGACAAGACTATCTACTGGACTCCCACTGAGGTTAGCAGGAGAACATCACCACAGGGGGTGCAGGGATGAGCCGTGGACCGAGCCCGTATTCTACGGAACAGAAACTACAGATGGTAGCCCAATGGCAGACGTTCATAGACCAGGGACAAAGCATAAAGGAGGCGTTCGCCTCTCTGAAACACCTTACTGGGGTGAACAACATAGCGTTCAATACGATTTCCGGTTGGCGCAGAGACTTTGGGAGGAGCGGTATGTTAATAAACCCACCCTATCCTACGCTCGCTGATCCCCGTCGTAACGTACCTCGCCAATTGGCCGTCAGGCAGTTGAATGCGATTGATATGATGGTGCGGGGCCAACGCGAGGTTGATACAGCACTGGCTGTGGGCGTAGCACGAGCGACGATAAACCGATGGCGGAATCATAATCCCCAGTTTGCCGCAGAGTTGGAAAAACAGCGGATCAGGCTGCTGCTCAGAGCAAGAATGCAAGGCGAGTACCGTGCCCAGTTGGCCGACCCTGTAGCACCGGAACCGAGTACCGTCAACACGGCGGAATTCGTAACGGCGTTTGTGGACCGGGTAACGGAGTTTCGGGAGACGCTAGCCAAACAGGCTGCGGAGATCACCAGGCTGGAGGAGGAACTTTCAGGGTTCCAGAAATACAAACTGCGGCTGGAGGAACTCCAAGCAGAGAACCTGGCGCTGCACAACAGTATCCAACGCACGGCCTACAAGGAGAGCAACTGGAACGAACAGCTTGCGATTATAGGCAAGCCCCTCATGTGAGGTAAACACCCTGCTATGGGGCTGCTAGGGGGCTCTACGTCGATGGCGTGGGGCCCCTGGCAGTTACTCCTCCGCAGTAGCTCGGTGTCTACTCGTGCCTGGCGAGTAGACATCTGGGAGCGAGGTCAGGAAATCTCCCTCGATGCCGCAGTTGATACATCTACCCCGTGCGGTAGGCCCACCAGTAGGGCTTTCAATCAGCCAGTGGTGCACACAGTCAGTGCTCTGCCGGAGTATCCGGCTCCGGGACGCAAACTCAGCTAACGCCTTCCGGCGCACCTCCCGACAATTACTGCATAGTTCTGCGGCATGGTGCCTCCGACTACGGCACTGAGGGCAGGTGAAGATTATTGCAGCCCTGCGTCTCTCCGCACGGTAGCAGGTGACACACTGGCTGGCGGGTTTCCGTTTGAGCTTTTTGCACTTGGGGCATTCGTTGTGGCGGTTCGCCTCGGGGCTCACTGTAACAGCTCCTCGATATGCCCGGAGTACCAGTCACTAGGGCGCAGGACGTAAGCAGCCGACCCACAGGCCCGTAGCCCATCAAGCCAAAGCTGCTGGGTTACCGTCACCTTGCCAACCTCGCGCTTCAGCTCGACAAAGAGCAGCTTCCCGTCGGTTGGGCGGCATAGCACGAGGTCAGGGAACCCTCCAGGCGAGTGGATGCTGGTCCAAGAGTGGTAAATGAGGGAGTATCCCATCCAACGGGCGAGTTCAATAACGAACCCCTGCAAGTCGCGCTCGGTCATTGCGCGGATAATCAGCGCAGCGGGCTCGGTCAAGGTCTGTCCCAGCTAATTACGCCACACCGTGGGCAGCGCCGGACTATCTGAATCCTCGGCACCCACTGGTGGTTGCAGCGCAAACAAACCAGCCTGGTTATGCGGGGCTTCTGCGCCTTGACAATCATGGTGGCACCTCTTGTATACTGTACGGCATGGTGAATGAATATGTCAAGTCCTGACTTCCTCAAAGCCGCCCTGGTTCTGCTTGAAAGGGGCTGGCTGGCGATCCCTCTGCGGCTAGACGATTTAGGGTTCCCCAAACGTCCGATCAGCATCGGATGGACGTCGCTGGTGCGTAGCGAAGAGACGGTGCGCTCCCTCCACTGGAGGGGTGCACACGGCCTAGGCATCGCGCTTGGGGAGCAGTCCAGCGGCCTCTGTGTCCTCGATATTGATGATGAATCACTGTTCAATGCGACGCTTGTAGCGATGGGCGGTGTGGATTGTATGCGGTGGGTGAGGACCATCAGAAATAGAGGCCACCTATATTTTCAGGCCACGGGTCATCCGGGGAAGTCGTCAACAAACCAAGTTTTGTGGCAGGGGAAGCTCGTTCAGGTAGAGCTGAAGTCCACTGGCACCCAGGTAGCAGCACCACCAACCCCTGGCTACACCCTCTCCACAAAAGAGTCGCCGAAGCGAGAGCTGGATATAGAATCTGCTTACCAGTTCTGGATGGACTGCATGAAGGAAGTTGCGCCAGGGCAATTCTCCATTCCCGAGGGTAGCGATGGGGTAGCTCCCCAACGGGCGTGGACAGAACGTGTGACAACCTTACGGAACAACACCGCTTACATTGAGGCCCATAAGCTGAGGGATGCGGGCATGAGCCTTGAACAGGCTCTGTCTCTGATGGCAGCTCGATTTGACAAGGACTACGAGAAAGGTGAAATCACCTGGGACGAACTCGACAGAACAATACGCAGCGCCTATAAAAAGGGCGTAGTTCAGTATCCACATGAGGAGAACGGGAGCGATGAAATTAGACTACTTGGATAGTGGCGTTAACTATGAGGAAATCCTAGTGACAGGCGATGTGCTAGGAATCCGGGCGCGGAATATCCGACGTGAGCGGACTGGCGTACACGCCCTGGTAGCCATTACGCTCGGCGAAACGATTGTCGAGTCGGACACGTTTAACGTAGACCGTCGCGAGGAGCGCACCCGGCTGGCAAAAGCCGCACACGCGTCTCTTTCTCCACTGCTCCAGGACTCGATCCCGCTACCACACCTCACCCACCTGCTGCAACTATTCCTGCTGGAAGCGCCACAAGGGTGGGAGGAAGGGCGATTTACGTTTGAGGAGTTCAACCCCAACGAGCCAGTAATCCCAGTATCGTTTGCCCTCGGACGGTACATCATCGATGGGGGTGGCACCATCGCGTTTGGGCCTCCTGAGTCAGCTAAAAGCTACATCACACAAATCATGGCCGTCTCAATCGGGACAGGCCGGAGCGACTTTTGGGAAACAGGCCCGCCAAGGGACGTGCTGTACCTGAACCTGGAGCGGCCACGCAACACGCTCCTAGTCCGTGAACGGGACATACGCGCCGTTATGGGGGTGGAGGAGAAAAGCGGGGTCACGTACCTGCACGGTAGGGGGGCTGGGATGCAAGCCATCGGGAAGGCGGTCAGCCGGTTCGTAGCGAACCACCCTGGGTGTGTGATATTCCAAGACTCCATATCGAGGGCGGGGCAAGGCTCTCTCAAGGAGGATGAGACAGCCAACCGCATTATTGACCAGCTCAACGGCTGGGGTACATGGCTCGGGATCGCCCACACCCCGAGAGCCACCACGGACCACTCGTTCGGTTCAATTCATTTCGAGGCTGGGCAGGATATCGGTATACAGGTGAGGTCTGAGACGAGGGGCAGCACGGTAGGGGTCAGGCTTGAGGTGACCAAGATGAACGATGCTAAAAAACCGAGCCCAGCCTACTATTCGCTGGAGTTCGCCGAAGACGGTAGCGGCCTCACTGGGTTCCGCACTGCCAGGTCGAACGAATACCCGGAGCTGGCTACCCTGAAGGGGATGAGCCGGGTTGAGAGGATCACCAGCTTCCTATCCGATGTGGGCAAGGCCACTGCCAAGGAGATCAGCGAGGAAACAGGGATTCACAGAGGAGACGTATCGGTAGCAATACGAACCGATCTATTCGTGCAACTGCCCAAGGAGGGCAGGGAGGCGATCTATGCCCTCAGAGAAGACCGAGAGGAGGTAATGCGATGACACCAGCAGCTTCAATCCCTAATATGTAGTGGCTAAATTAGCCACTACATATACCGTTTAGTATAGTGCTAAACGTATAGGGGCACTAAACACTAAATGTTCTTCTCCCCAAACCTATACGCAATTGGTCACCCTACCCGTTGACCTGCCACGACAAGCGTGGTATAGTCTAGGCATAGGGCGTCAAGCCTTAATAACCATATTGAGAAGGGGAGGTAAGCATGGAGGCACCAATACCTAACGGCCTCACGTTTGTGTGCACACAATGTGGTGGGGCATTCCAGGCTACACAGGGCTCGCGAAGGCGCTACTGCAATGACTGCATTGTGGAACGCATCAGACGAGGGGGAAGGCCGCCAAAGAAGGAGGGATCATGACTGGCGAGGCACCAATGGTGGTACGGGAGAGAACCACCGGCACATGGGAGGTGACTGCGCTGGGAATCGGGACCGCTGTTTGGTACTACGGGAGTGGCACCTGGCGCTGTGAGTCATGCGGGTCTCTACATGAGCCTAGCAACTACTGCACACACCTAGAGGCAGTGCTCAGCAGCAACCCAACCAGGTGCGGATGGGTGGGAGATGATCCATTTGAGGGAGATTGTAGCGATATAGCGTGCGGCACGACTCGCGTGGATGGAGTATTCACACCAGTATGCCCAACCCACAGGCATGTGGCAGACCAGAGCACACAACAAAACGCAGAATCGGAGAGAAGAGATGAATAACGAAACTACAGGGATAGTGGCACTAGGCACTGGAGAGATTACGGAATCTGCTATCACGCCAAAGGATCGATTCGCTGGAGAATTGGCAACTGCCGCATCTGTTGCCAAGGAATTAAATAACGTCATCGCAAAACAGAAGGACAAGTGGGCGGTTAGTCTGCGGGGGCACGGGCCAGAAGCGCCGGTTTATCTAAAGGTCGAAGCTTGGCAATACCTTGGGAAGGCGTATGAATATCGAGCGTTACTAGATGGGCCTGTTGAGCGTGATACAGAAGAGCCCAACGCATGGGTAGCACGAGTAAAGATTTTCGATAAATTCGATAGTCAGGTCGGGAGTGGTGACTCCATTTGCGGGACATCTGACGAGCCGAGGTGGGCAAAGGAACCGACATTTTCACGGAAATCTATGGCTCAGACTCGTGCTATATCAAGGGCTTATCGTTCGTGCTTGGCATGGGTGGCAGTGTTGGCTGGTTATGAAGCCACTCCCTACGAGGAAATGGAGTCAGCGCCACCCAGTGTACCCACGCCTAATGCGGCCACCAGTGGACCCCCGCCTAAGCCCGCCGACCACGACTCGGACGCAACTACCGAGGAGCTGTTCATACCGCTATGCCCAGTGGCTGGTCATGGCCCAAACAGGCTTCAGCCCGCAGGAGTAGGGAAAAACTCTAGGGTGCCGTATCCACCATTTTACACCTGCTCTGTGAGCGCATGTAACCTGAAACCACTAGCCATCAACAAGGCTCTAGCCGATGAGTATAACGCCTCCCAAGCGGCGGACGTGTTCGCGCCTGTCACCATCATGCCGCCTGACGCCCCGGAGGAGGAGCCAGACTACACTACCGAGGAGCTGTTCATATAAGACCTACGGAGGGATAGTGAGTTACAGATCAACCACAACGTCGGATGTCTATTTGGTGCAAATCTGGAACACACATGGAGTGGTACCAGGCCCATGGCACTCCATACAGCCACAGGCTAGGGTGTTCACGTTCTCAGTATATGGGAAGCGGGTCGCCGCCTCTGGCAGGTGGATGGTACACGCAGCCGAGACTAGTAGTAGGTGGCCGAAGGGCCAAAGTAAAGTGACTGGTGTGCTACCTACTCGGATTTCCGAGGCGCTGGAAAGCCAGATAGGGATTCCGATATCCGGTATGACCTGGTCGAAAATACAGTTCGGGGAGGAATAACATGACAATACCTTGGGATAGGCCGCATCGAGACAAGGATGACGATTCATTGCTGGCCGCATACTCCCTAGTGCGGGAGGCATTTAGTTCAATCCGCAGACAGTCTGACTCCCTAGAGGCGGAGATGCACCACCGGATGAGGGAGCGGTGCGCCACCTCTATCCCCAGCGAAAGATACCAGTGCGAGAGTACGACTGTTAACAGCTACGACCAAAGCGCATTCACGCCGCTAAAAGAATTTTTCAATGAGCCTGACCTCGCACGGTGCTATACCCCAGAACGGCAGGAGGTGCAAACGGTGCCCGCGAAGTGGGATACGGTCAAGGTCTTGGCGTTGGGGCGGCGGTACGGAGAGAGTGCGCTGGCAATCATAGACCGGGCGCGGGTGCCTGGGAATCCAAAGCTCGTTTTCAAATCGCTAAAGGAGGTGTAAGGGATGAACAACCACTGCCTATGGTGCCAAGGCCCTGTCGATACCGATCACCCCATCTGCTGGGATTGCAGGCAGGAGGCGGAACAGGCGAAGTGGGAGGGGTACTATGCAGACGCCCAAGCGGAGGAGGTGTACGCGCAGTTCGCCGAGGGAGAGGATAAAGAGCACGGACCGGACGATCTCCCCTTTTGAAGTTTACACTTCAACAAACCCATGTCCATAGAGGCACATGAAACGCGCCAGGTGGACTTAGGCACCACCCAAGGGGTTCCATGCTCCTCTACGAGCACTACTGTAGCTCTCGCAGTCTGATAATAACGCTTGGGAAACATTCACAAGGATTATGCAAGCATGAAGAACGTGCATGAGTGGATAGATGAAAATCATGGAACCCCGTAAGAAGTGGTACTAGCAGACGGGTTTGAAGAGGCGTTTGTCGGCCTGTGTTCACGGTTCGGGATAAATGAAGTAGCTGCCTATGACCGGGATAAGTGCCTTGAGATACTGGTCGAGCGGGACGGCATGGACTATGACGAGGCCGTAGAATTCTTTGATGTCAATGTGGTTGGGGCATGGGTAGGAGAAATGACGCCTGTCTTTATGACACTTTTCAGAGACCTAGAATAGATGCCGGATAAAACCCCCAGGCCCTGGAGGTAGGCTTACGTCGGGCAGCACATGAAGACACTGCCCGAACCTGGGGGCCGAAGGAGAAGAGGCCCGTACATGACGGGCTAAGGAAGACTTTTATGTTTTGGTTTTTTTATTTGGTCCCCGCAATATTTTGAGCAGCCCTCCCAGGCGCGTCCATTCAATTACGGTCACCCTCGTCCCGGCTGGGCCATCTGGGTCAAACATCCCAAGGGCGTGCCAGAGTACGATCTTCCGTTCCTCCTCCGTGTCCAGCGCACTGAACATCCGTATCCCCAGTTCAGCCATATCTCTGTAGTACCTAGGTAGAAACCTCAGTGCAAGCTTCATGCCATCCCTCCTTCTATAAGTTAAGGTGCACACCTTAACTCTTATCCCTAGCTGGTCGCTGGCTCTGCAATCGTTACCTCGACGTTGTCTTCTACGGTAATTACTGCGCCAGTGACGTTTGTTGCAATGGTGAACTCTTTGGTCGCGAACCCATTGCCCTCGCCGATTTCGTTCAGCAGTATCTCCAGCGTCCCGATATTCATACGGTGTAGCTTACACGGCCCGCCCTTTGTATATAAATTACTGAGCGTCAACTTGTCCACCTTGCCGTTCACGCCAGAGGTGGGTGCCTGTATCCAGATGCGGTCAAACGTCCCACCGCTATGCAGCATCGCCTCGGCCTGGTGATGCCCGCCTCCGACCGCCCTCATCCTAGAGGCTCCTGGAGACATCGCCAGACTTTGGCCGTCCGATGCATTTCCGCGGACTATGATGGTATGGGCCTGAATGTCTGATAGCTCCAGCTTCTTGCACCTCGACTTCTCAAAAACGAGGTGCCCTACCTCCAGCCGGGTCCCGGTGAACCCGGAGCTTGATACCACCCCTCCCACCTCGACAGCGTTCTGGACGCCAGACGGCAGAGCGGAGCCGGTAAACACGGTTCCAATTGACACGTTCTCTATGGTGATGGCCCTCACGGGGGTTGATCCGAGGTCAATCCGGAGCGTATTGTATCCAGGCTCTTCCGGGTCAGTGACATAACTGACTGGGGCGTCCCCAGGTGCCAGGTACACGCCAGCATCTCCAGCACTGAACGATCTGCCATCCAGTATCGTCTCGTTGACTATGACGCCTGTCCCGACGGTCGAGGCTCCAATCAGCATGGTTGCGGCCATCTGTGGGCTCAAGCCGAAGGCGCGTAATAGGCTGTAGGGGCTTTTCAGTATGTTGAATGTGGTCTTCCACTTCTGGCTTTCAGCCTGGAGCGACGCTACCAAAGCGAGGAGCCAGTCCCGCCCGCGGATAACTGAGCGATACGTCTTCAGCGGTGATTGCCATAGCACCCCGGGGAGCCGAACAGTCCACCAGAAGGCGGCTATGCTCCAGCGGATGATGGCCCTGTGTAGCACCGCCAGGCCGAGGACAACGATAGCCGAGAACCCTATGAGAGACTCCATGGGCGTCAGCAGCATGGTCTCGACGGCGTATGTGACCTCTGGGATATTCACCCCCACGGCAGCCAGCAGTGCCATGCCTTGGAGCATGAGCGCCACGCCAATCCCACCTGTGGATACCAGCAGCAGCCCTACCGGGATCGTCAGCACCCGCATGAACCGGAAGACCCTGAGCCAGTGCAGAAAGCGGGGTAACCGGAACGCCGGCCTGTGGAGCCTAAAGGAAGGGAGGAGCCGTAGAGGGTTTTTCACCTATTCAGCCTCCAACACCTTGAGTGCAACTCCACCAAGGAAGCCGAACACACTGCCAACTATAGCGGTCACAACCTCAGTTGCCCCCATCTGCCAGCCTATGTACATACCGATTATGCCAAATGCAGTGCCGCAGAGGATTGCTAGGAATATCTGAGGCCGTAGCTTGCCCATAATTCCCTCCAGTGCCAACTATACTACTTCTTCCATAGACAGCGTTACGAGCTTCACGGCGGATGCCTGGTTCAGATACTCTGGGGACATCATGTCCAGGTTGTGAGACATCGCCAGCACCTTCACGTCCACATACCGCTTCGCAGATGAAATACCGATTGTCGCTACCTCCAAGGTCTGGAGCGGCTGGTTACCCTCTGCATCAAAGAGGCCGTTGAGAACATCCTCCCTGGTAACGCTCTCATTTGCAGATACAGATGCGTCTATATCCACAGTTACGGTGAAGCGGCGCAGGGAGTCGGAGTTATCATTCCCCGCAGTAAGCTTGTTTATCTTCTTGCGGTACATTATCTCCACGTCGTGCCCCTTGGGCGTGTTCGTGGTTGTCCCCGCACGGTGGTAGTTCTCCCTGAGCTGGAACTCACGGCCTTCAATGCCAGCCCCGGAAACGAGGGCCAAAGCCCGTGTGCCACTCAGGATATCCCCGACGTCCGTAGATGGGGTAGCAGCGTTCACCCCACGATCCAGGTTGATATACTCACCGGAGTTGCTGGCGGACAAATCGTCCGCCTCATATGCCACTGCCAGCCACGCCCCGGAGTCATGGGGAAACCCGCCATCCACCCGTGGTCGGTCCAGCACACCAGAGGACTCGTAGTTTATCGTGTCCCCAGAGTTTGGGGGTGACTGAGCGTTCTGTATGTACTGGGTATCGGAGGTGGTCGTCCCAGTCCTCATACTGAACACCAAGTCACCATCAGGGTCTATCGCGAGGAAGTCGATCTCCCTGTTGGCTGTCCCGTGCTGGGTCATGAAGTGCCAACCCTCCGACGGGTCGAAGGTATCTGCGGATTGCGCTGAAGCTCTCCCGTCATAGGCTGCGATCCACGCCTTGCCGCTGCCGTCATGTCCGCTCAAGGAACCGTACAGCCACTGGCTGGTTGGGAGGAACCTGATGAAGCGGCCTTCCATGTCGGCGTCCAAGGCACCGTGGTAGTTCATAAAGAGAATCCGAATGCGTGGTGCCGTAGAGGTGCCAATCCATAGGTACTCCAATACTCGCCCGTCACCTAGCCCAACGTAGAGTACCTGCCTTCCTTCTAAGAAAGGGTTTGCCCATACTGCTATTGCCTTTCCGTTATTGGAACTGGCGGGGATAGCAGCGAGAAGGTGGACTGCTGTGGCAGAAGTATCGTATGCCCAGATCGCATCGTCTGTGACAAAGACAGGGGCTACATCGCCGTTCAGGTCATAGTAGAGTGCCGCTCCGTGTATACCGTTTATAGCCGTAGTCGCATTAGTTTTATCAGAAGACCATGTGTCGCCTTGGTCAGTGGACTTGAAGACATCAACAACTTTGTTGTCTTCATCCCAGAGAACGGCAATGGTGCCGTAACCAGGGACGTTAACCAGCTTGCCTGCGTCAATATCTTCTCCTTTAGTAACATTATTAACAAGCTGACTGCCTGTGGGGTTAGTGGTTATTTGATTCCATGCACCGGAAAGGTCAGTGGATCGCCATATACGCTGATCATCTACAGTGGCCTGTAAGAGAATCCATTGGTTCCCGTCTTGTACCACGCTCAATGGTATACGAGCATCGCCGGTCCCAGGCATACCCCCGCCTGTAAACCCTGTTTTCCCATGATGCGTCCAAGAACCTGCGGAATAGCTCACGTTATGTATACCCGGCTGACCCGACGAGGTGATCGCCCCATCGAACATGACGTAAAGCAGGTTATTGTAATACGTCCATACTCTAGGGGTATAAATGGTGTCTCCAGAATTGGTGGGCTCAGTTAATCCTTCAGCCTGACGAGGGAGTGTAGTGGGGATAAAGCGGGTGTCGAGTTCGGATATCTTGCTACGGGCCAGCTTATGCGGGTTGTCAATATCCCGTGCCAGTATCTTCGGCAACCCGATACCGTGGGTCGGAGGGGGCAGGATGAGCTTGTTGTGCGGTAGGACGAAGTTCGGGCGCTGGATGCCCTCCTGCTTCACCGTGGTGGCTAGCGGCTCGATACGCTCCTCGCGTATATGGTTGCCATTACCGTCGGGTACAAGGACATAGTTAACACTATTGAGGCGCATAGAAATGGTCATGCGCTACGTCTTCTCAACAGGTATGCTGCCCGCCACCGGCTTGCCCCTGATAAGGCGGTCTATCTCCCTCCACTCCTGCTCCAGACGTGCGAGAGTCTCGCGTTCGTTATTGGACTTATTCGTGAGAGAACGCAGTGCGTACCATGCTGCGTAGGCACTGAGGTAGTCAGAGTCCACTGAGGTCGTCCCACTATTGGAGGTGAGGATCGGTGGCCCCTCTTGTCCCTGGATGAACAGGCGTCGGTTCGCTAACCCCGTCAGGTCAGACAAGAGCACATAGAGGAACCTCGTCCCCTCTTCATATACAACATTGAGGTGCTGTGGAGATATGAAGCTACTCCTCGGGAAGACCCAGGACTGTGGAGGGTCTTCAACTAGGACGGTGTGTATCCACTGAAACGATGTGAGGTCTCCTCCATAGCCGTTTGTAGCTGGTAGTTCAAAGCGCTGGAGGGTGCGCCCAGACAGGATAAGGCGGAGGTCAGAGACTGTCGCCACCACTGCCGACCCAGTGGATATCTGCAATGAAGCGGTAAGCTCGGTCGGGTTGGTGCCAATATTTAGGACGCTCAAGTCAATGTCTTTGCCAGGACCCACCTCATACCAGGTGTCCACAGTCGTGAGCGCATCCGAGTTGTTCGTACTAACCCCGTCTGTAACACGTAGGGTGACCCTGGAGGCTACGTTGGCTCTGATCCACCCGTACAGGCTTGCTGAGAGGTCATGGTATTGACCGTACTGCGCGATGCTCCTACTCAGCGAGGCGGTATTTGAAGAACCCGACGTTACCTGCGCCGAGTATGTGAGCTGGTTTGGTATCGTTGTGGAACGTGCCGCTGCTGCCCCGGAGCCCGCTAGCGTCCAGCCGTCTGGTGCTGCTGACGCGCCGTTTGTCCAACGCTGCATGGCCCCATATCCCCACAGGAGGTCCTGCAAGACGTACTCAAGATTGGTCTTGGAGGTAAGGAACCGTTTGCGGATGTGGCGCATCCCACCGTCGATGCCATCGAGGATGAGCCTCGTGATAAGAGCGCCCTCACGCCGGCGGAACATCAGGTACTGTGACGTAGTGTTCGGGGTAGAAGACCAGTTAGGGCTTACAGTGACGAGCGAGGAGGAGGATGTGGAGGCTGAGGTTACCCGTACATCCCCAGCGGCGTTCCCTGTGTGGATATATATCTCGAACCCACGTAGGTCGTTGTTTGAAGGATGGATAAGTACATTGGTGTCAGTAAGTGTGCCCGAAGCCCCCGCAGTCGCTGTACCCTCATAGCTCAGAAGGCCAGACTTGCGGGCAGCATCGACGATAATTGATGCACGGGTCGGAAGTTCTGGCACCGCTCATTCCTTTACTTCTTCTTTTTACGAGGAATTTTCGCCCCTGACTTACGGGCTGTATAAAGAGAGGCAGCAACTGCCTGCTTCTGCGGCATACCCTCTCCCATCAATTTCTTGATGTTAGCAGATACGGTAGCCTTGCTCTTGCCTCCTTTAAGCGGCATATTATCTCTCCGGTCTGCGTCGCCTCGCTGGCGAAGGCGCGGTTACAGTTCTCCTCCGCGCTGGTCGCAATGGTGATCCTGCTGCGCCTGCTCTCCGTATGCGCTCTAGCTCTAGTAGACGACGCGCTTCTTCAGATATGACTGGAGGACGGCGCACCGGAAGACGACGCACCGCGCGTCGTCTCACCGGGAGGTTATGTGGGTTCCCTGGAGGCCCATGCCTTGGCATAGCTTCTATTCCTTCCTCATCAATAGATGCCCGTTTACTACGAGTTACGCACCCCAAAGGCGATGCGGATATCTGTGATGGCAACAAGGTTGTGCGCCCCACGGCTGATGCAGAAGAGATACAGGTTGCCGTCTCGTGACACATAGGGAAGCCCTACGTTTGTCTCTGTGCCAACTGCATTTGAGTTTCCTGCATTAAACCAGGAGTTGACCTGCACCACGCCCTGGACGGCTGCTACGTCGGCATCGGCAAGAGAGAAGGCAGCATTATCCGTCTGGTCTGTGACCGCTGTGCCGGACACCTGGTTGTCCCCCAGAACCATAATATCAATGTTGATGCCAGTCGTGGAAGAAAGGTCTACTACCACCACTGACTCGATAACGCCACGGTTGAATGGGACAGCTAGCGTTGTAAGCGTCCCAAGCGCATCTTCACTAGAGTAGTTAGGGGTGGCGGTTAAGCCAGTAAGGGTTGTCAGCGCTGTATATTCTACGGTCATCTATTCCTCCAGCTCAGACCCGTTCTTGTGCCCTTCTACAAACCGCTCGTACAGGGTAAGGCAATGAATTCCGAGCTTCTTTTGATTGGAGAGTTCTTGAAGGCACGCCCTTACAATCTCGGATGCCTTTTCTCCCATAGGGATATCTTTCGTGATTGCACTGGCGACCTCAACATTGATGGACCCTTGGCGTATAGCAAGCTGCTCCAATTCCTGCTCTGACAACCCCAAGTGGTCTTTCAGGTCGCGTATAATCTTGAGAGTGAAGACATCGCTCTCGTTTGGGAGCATACCTAAGAGCCCGATCCGCTCCAGTGCGTCGAGCGTCACCATAGGCGTGGAGCCGTTGGGATAGTCCTTCTTATTATGTGCCTCTACTGTGGCATCAGTAGTCATATAGCCCCCAACCGACTGGTTAGAATGCGGCGACTGAGATACTCTGCTCTGCTGTTTTGCGCTCCGCCTCGTTGACAAGCGAAACTATCTGCGATAACAGCCAAGCCTGAAGCGTAGCGGCGTCTGCGTCCGACACTGCCTGTATCTTTTCATAAGCCGCCTTGAACCGTGCGTTCTGAGCATTACTGAGTGTTACCGTGAGATTCGGCATTGTAATCTATTCCTTTCTTATGTAGTCTCTAGCTCGTGGATTCGCCCTTGAAGAATCTTGTATGCCTCCTCAAGAGCATCGATCTTCTCCTCCGCTAGGCCGAGGATCAGTTCGTCCTCACGCAGTCGCACATCCAACTCCTGGAAGCCCTTCACAACCGTGGGGACGAGGTAATCGTAGTTGACGAACCACCACTGGGGGGTCCCGTCCTCGTTCACGTGCTTCTCACACTCAAGGCCCGCCCGGCAGTCCCAGCAGTCCTTTGAATCTCCAGGAGCGTTGATGATCCACGGGGCAACCTCAATGGCCTCTTGGGCAATCATTCCCATCCAGCGACCACGTGCGTTATAGGATTCATGGGGCGAGTAGTTCTCACCCCAAGAGTAATCAACCACACGGAACTTCCTAAGCATATCAGTGGCATTGACCATGCTGTCCTCAATGTCCGTCTTGAGGCGCATATCCGAGGAGGTTGTGATCGCCTGGTTCCCGATGTAGTGGGCAACCGTGCCGCTGCCGCGAGACGCGTCGTCGATCCAAGCGTTGGCTACATCGGTGAATGCGATCCCACCCGTAGCGATTATACCGCCATCTACGTTGGCGGCATTAGCCGCATCAGCCGCGAGAGAGGTTAGGTTGCCGACTTGACTGATCCGCCATCTCTCAGTAGGAGCCGCTGCGTCATCAGCGGTGGTGTAGAACTCTAGACGCCCGGGCATATCATTCTCCCCTGGGTCGCCATCTACGTCAGCACGTATCATCGCTCCAAGGGTAAGGTAGTCATTTCCATCGTCGGCGGCGAACACAATGCTCCCAAGCGATGTACCATCTGTAACTATTGTATTGCTCCCAATAGCTGTGTTCCGAGAACGGAGAAAGTACAAGCTAGCAGGTGTGCCGCCTGTACCAAAGTTTCCTAGCATCAGCGAGGAATCATCCGACCCAGTCCCCAATACCTGCAACTCTGGGGTTGTGCCGGAAGCACCGTCAGAAACAGAGGTTGTCAGTTGTGTGTTGGAGCCTACTATTACGCCGAAGCCATTGCCTACAAACAAATTGCCACTCTCAATGGTTAGGGCGTTGGAGGCATGGGTGATCGTCACATCACTGGCGTTGAAGTTGATAACGCTGCCTGATGCCATGAACAGGTCACTCCACATGAGTGAAGCCGTACCTAATGCAGCGCCGTCGCTGGTTGAGGGGGAAACCGCGGAGCTAGTTATGGTGATCTCTGACGTACCCCTACGAATAACCTCAAGCTCGCTATTGGGGATGTCATACCACCAGCCACTGTGGGTACTACTCGGGCCTGCCATTGTCTATCCTCCTGCCTGGATTTTTCCTGCGCCAGGACGGTACAGGAGCTTGTTAGCCCCTATTTATGTTTGCGCCCTAGCCTTTGTCCGTACTCTCTTGGCCTTGACCCTGCGCCGTGCTTGGGGTACAGGGGCTGTCTCTGCCGCTTCGATGATAGCCTGTGCCATCTTCGGGGCTTGGGCTAAGTCGGGGCCTTGCTTACGGATGGCCGCCTCTATGAGGAATGTAAGCCTGTCTTTCTCTTCCTGAGCGCGCTTGGTCTCCCGGTCCCGCTCAATGAGCGGCCACACGCCGAGGTGTTTGGACGTGATGTGATCCTCCAGTCCAATACTACTCCATGGAGACTTATAGCGACACACTGAGATGATGCCAAGGCTGCGCGTGTACTCAAACTGCGGTGACATTGGGTTAAGCCAGCATAGCTCTCCGCCGACACGCGGCTTGAGCATCGGCTCCGGCGGGTCATACACCGCAGTGAGCCTATTCCAAACACCCAGCGTGAAGGCGAACTTTCCCGCTAGCTGTGGGTGCATACTTGCGTTCTCACCCTTTATCGGGAACGTCTTTACGAGCCTACTCTTGACGATATTGGTGTCTGTCGGGATAGCCTCAGCGGTATCAGTGCGGTACAGGGTAACTGCCTGCTCATTGCGGCGCATATTCTGTGCAGGAGACACCTGGAACCTACCGTCCGCTGTTGCGAGGTCTTGAAGCTGCTCCATATGCGGCTCCACGGGGGTCAGCGTGGCACCCTGGCCGCGTAGAATCTCCTCTAGGTCAGGGATTGTCTCTGGAACCATTGTCATGCCATCACCTCGTCCTTATACCAGCACCGAATGTGCTGATGTGGTTCTTCTGCTTCCAGGCTTCCTCTGCGTATTGTAGGTAGAGCCCCTTGAAGTCAGGAACCTCAAGGCCGTACCGCTTTACGAGGGTGGCTTCTGCGCGTTCTCTTTCAGCCATCTCCCGTACCTTCCCAACCATTGTGCGCCCAAGGGCTGCTATGAGCATCGGCTCGTGGTCATAGAGACTCGCCTCGCCGAGGTCCGTCTCCTCCTGGTACTGATTATTGTCGTGCTTGGCATAGATGGTCTGCACCCGGTGGAGACTGTTTGAGCCGTCAGCATTCAGGTGGATAATGTCCCGTTCCCTGAGCTGGTCAGCCATCCAGTCGTCTGGAATCCTATCAACCACTTTGATCATCCGAGTGCGCGCAACCTTTTCTCTTTGTCCTTTAACCTTTGCGTGAGAAGGCCCGCCTTTGGCCCGTCCATCCGGTATGCTACTTGACGGGCCTTCTCGCTACCATAGCGGCGACAGAGGAACTTCCGTAGGCTTTCCCTCATAGATGTCGCCACTTATTCACCTAGGTTTACGGAGCTGTATCCTGTCGTGACTTCCCTGCCCAGATGTCGTCGATATCAAGGAAGGCACCCGTGGTCGTCCTGTTCTCTACCCCGATATGTGGCACCAGGGCCACGTCGCGGTCTATGGTATCCGAGGCACGGTAGTGGAAGTGGTTGCTGCCATCAGTCAGATCGAAGATAGCCGACGCTCTATTCCCTGAACCAGCGTCAGTAACCTGGATAGTCATGGTGTACCAAACCGAAGCCGCCACGGCTATGCCGGTGTTTAGCGTGGCTATGGGAACGCTAGTGTCACCATCGTCGTCAACCCAGAAGACGTGCCAGTTGTCGTTCGTGGCGTCAGAGTCGAATGCGAAGCCGATCCATGTGCTGGCTCCGCTAGTCCAGGTAGTCCCTGAAAGCTCCACGGGGAGGGTATTCCCACCCTCCAAGGTATCATCGTTAAACCCTACGTTCACAGCGCAGACTACTCTCTCCAGTAGTACCCGCGCCTTCATATACATCTGGCCGTCCTGCACCTGGTAGTTAAGTGCGCCGAAGTCCACCTCTGCGAACTCATTGTCGCCATTGTTTGAGTTATCAACTCGCAGGATAGAGGCACGGCCCGCACCGCCGCCAGAGAGGCCGACATTTGCGGTGATTGTCCCAGAGTCGCTGCTGGTTGCCAGCTCGTCTGGTATAAGGTCACCATAGAAGCCGAAGTGAACCTCATCCATGCCTTCTCCGACGTCCAGTGCACCACCTGCAACGGCAGGCATCCACATCCCCTTATAGTAGTGCCACCTGCCATCAGGGGAGGTGAGCATACCCTTCGGGTTTACCTGCCCCCTAGTTATGTTCACCCGCTGACCATTCCGGCCCCGCTGGAGTCTATCTCTTAGTACCCTTAACATCTTTCCGCTCCTTTTCTAGACGCCTCTGGTTGTCAATAAGTTGACAATTTCATTGGTGTCCAGAGCATTAAATTTAGCCTGTGGTTGGCGATGTAGCATCAGTGAGGATGCGCTTTACCAGGTTCCCTGCGCTGCGCTCCAGGTATCCGTACCAGTCGTAGAGCCACAGTGCGGTTGCCCCTGCCATGTTGGAGAGGCTCTCGGTGAATGCCCGCTGCTTTCCAGATACCTCCACGAGCACGATCCCAGACCTGGCGTGAATCCCGCCATGGGCGTCTGGGGTTGAATCCACCTGGATGTTGTTATCACGGCGTACTATCGCACCGCCAACCATCTGGGCTACTCCAGCTCCCCTTGCGAAGGCGTCAGAGGTGATACCAGCGGGGAGAGGGTATGTGCCGACACCAGATGTCAGTTCTGAGCGGATATCATGCAACTGGAACCCATGGAGGAATGCAAATACCTCCTCTGTCTCCAGAGCGGACTCGTCGGTATCTCCCTGAATCTGCGCTACCATCGCCGATACGATGCCGCTGTTGAGGGTAGTCCCTGTCCCGCCGCCGGTTACTGTTGCGCCATCGTATATGTTGAGGCCGTCCCTATCCTTCTTCCGTTGGATGGCATTCTGGGTTAGCTGTCCCCATTGGGCTGCAACCATGCTGCTCACATACTGCTGCGCCTCTGGCGTCAGAATAATATGAACGCCGCTCATAGTGGGCTCTACGCTGATGACAGCGTCCACCAACTGCTGCGGGTTATCCATCTTGGTGTTTTCCGGCACTGAAGAGGCGGTGATCTTTGAGAGGTCGATCTCCCGCCATGAGGAGCCAGAGCCCATTGGCATCTGCTTCCGGTCTACTGAGCTTACAAAGTTTTGGCCTACCTGTTCCCTGACGGTACGCGCTGAAGCAGCGACGACATCAAGGCTGTCGGCCAAGGCAGAACTTGTAGTATTTCCACCTGGCATTTCTATTCTCCTTATCTAGTTTGCGGCGTGAGTCCCCTCGCTATCAATTCTGACGCCCGTCTTGCGTTCTCAGGCGTCCCGGGAATACCGCCATTAACCTCATCACCGTACTGGTTGATCCAGTCCTGGTCACTCTGCCCAGGGGCACCCACCCCTCCTTGCGTCATGATAGCAGGAGCCTCTGGGTGCATATCCGCGGTAGGCTGCGCGATGGGTTGTTGGGCAACCCCTCTCGTGGTGAGCCAACGCAGTGCCTGGTTCTCCATTGTCACGGGATCAGTCTCCGCAGAATATACCTCAGCAGGCACCTGTGGGTACTCAGCCCGTATCTTCCACATGGCTGCGTCCCGCTTCGCCGCTGACGTCTCCTGGTCTGCCTGCATCCGTCCCTGGCGCATTGTATCCTCGCGCTCCCAGGACTTGTACTCGTCGGAGTCAGGCCCGTACTCTGCTGCCTTCTCGGCCCGCATAGCCCTCTGAGTCAGGTCTCCCTCACGTCTGCTGGCGTTGGACTTAAAATCAGAGAACTGCTGACCCATGGCAACTAGCTGATCCCGTAGCTGGTTTATCTCATCTACAGTGGCGTTCTGCCGTGGCCTCCCAGGGGTACGCCGTCCATCAGGCTGAGCCTGCCCGCCCGACTGGTCTACGGCCTGCTCCTGAGCTGCTTCTGGAGTTGCCTCCTGCTGAGTGGTCATCTTTCCCTCCGAGTTCCCCTACAGGCTTCCCCTCGCTATGGAGGTGCGAGCAGGTCTCTTTGGTTTTACATAGCAAAAGGATTACACGATTTATTTAAATATGTCAAGTTTCCCGTTGGGATTGGCGGTATACCATCCCTAACCGACCTCCGACCAGCGCAGAGTGAACCTCCGCTCCGCTTCGCGTGTCATAAATCGGGTAGTTTTGCCCCAGAACCGCAGGAGGGAATCCATCTCAGGATCGCGCCGTCGCAACTCTTGCTTAAGGATTGTAAGTTCTCGGTTCATGCGCCTGATTGCAGAATGGTTTTTGAGGTTCTGCTCCACACGTAAGTTGCCCGTGTTTCTTGCCCGCTCCATAGCCGCATTTGCACTCCTTGCCTGTGGGTTCCTTCTCAGATAGTCATCTTTAAGTTTCCAGTACCTGCGTAGGCGCTCTCTGTCCCGTATCCAGAACCGCCAGAGGGCTGGTGTCTTTTTACCCAGCAGGAAAGACTCTTCAATCTCACTGATGATGTTCAGTCCATATTTCTGCTCCAGCTCTCGTTTGCGCTGCTCAGCATTTTCAAAAAGGTAGTTACCATCTCTGTCCTCTAGCTCATCCGTAGAGATAAGTTCAGCGATATACTCGTCCCTAGCTACATCTGCCAGCGGCACAAAGTCTCCCTGCCTCTGTCGTTCTTTAAAGAAATCGTGGGCCTCAGCGTGGTCCCCATTGGGGTCGAAGATATCCTCGTTGAGCCCTGCGATTCTGTTGTTCAGTTGAGCCATCTGACCTAGGAACCATTCGGGGGTCTGCCGCCCTTCAGTGACGGCCAGAGCGTATTTTTTCGACTCCTCCTCCCATTCAGTCTTCACGGACTCTCGGTCCTGGAAGAAGGCGGTCACCGACTCTTCGCCCCTCTGCTGCTGGATGAGCTTCGCCTTCTCAATCAAACCGTTCAGCTCTTCGGCACGACTGTCTATATCGGAGATACCCGTCTTGCCCAGGCCAACCTTCCTCTGTTGACTGATACTCAGGATGTCCCAGGTAGGTCTGTCCAAGCCCTGGTTGTCCATCTCCCGCACCTGGTCTGTGGTAAGTTCCCTCACTGGGAAGAAAGAGGCCATGTCATCCTGCACCACGTCACGACGCTCGTGGACCTGGATGGGCCACGACCTGAGACCTGCTAACTCAGCTCCCACTCCCGCGGGTCCAGGGCGTGGCGTGTCGTTTATAATAGCTTCTACCCAGAATGGCAGGAACCTCCCGCCGATATGTCTGAAGCCGTCGATGTTGAAGCCTACTGGTTCGCCCATGAAGGTGCGTCCCGTAATAATATCGGCAGCAGCACCCGTGACTGGGGCAGACCCAGAGCGCAAAAAACGTTTAGCATAGTAAGGAGCGTTCACAGGGTCACCGCCCATCTTTATGAGCGTCCTAATCATGGAGTATGGCTTGGAGCCAAGACCGATGTGCTGGCCTCCAATTTCAACGGTCATAAAGCGGCCGCCGTCGCCGCCATCGCTGGTAGCTCTGGGGTCGAGTTTCGGCTCCTGTCCAAGCGCATACGCCATGCCTACATAGGCCGCCGCCGTGCCGCCGAAGAACGCTCCCAATGATTTCCTTGCCTGATCTCCACGGAAGCCGCCCTGGAAAGCGTCGGCCATGAGGGCGAAGGTGGCCCTGGTATACCTCGGTGCCAAGAAGAAGGCAGAGGCCTCCACTTCTATCTGAGTGGCTGAGACCCCGAGTCCCCTGCTGGAGGTGACTCCTGTCATTTTATTGACAAACGAGGCTACCTCATCTAGGTTCGCCCTCCCAGAGTTCACCATTGGGATGAAACCTTCGGCCATCTTGACGCGTGCCACATCAAAGAATGTCTCAAAGGATGCCTGCGCCCGTCCAAATACGTGCTTCAAGGTCGCTCCCGCTAACGGGACTCTCTCCGCGATACGGAGGGCTATTCCTGGTCGTTGACCCACCCCCGCCTGAATAGCTTGCGTGAACTCGTTAGACCCCAGGTGTATACGTCCCTGGAAGAAAGCAAGAGTCGCCTGGTTCGTCGGATTGGCTATGAATGCCTGCTGTACCTTTGGGTCAATTAAGGCCATAAAGGACTCCTTAACTGCCTTCACCCATGTGATTGGTGCTCTGGGTAGCACCATAAGGCCCTGGATAAGTGGGAAACCGGCGTCCAGGGTCAGCGACCCAAGCCGCATCAGGTTCCCCACATCACCCACGTTCTGTAGGAGGCTGTTCACCTCTGGGTTTAGCTCCTTAACAACCCTGTCAACCATCTCCTGTGGGAAGAGCCGCCCAGAGAATGCTGGGTGCGGGATAGGTGCCAGCCCAAGTGGTCTCGCCACTCTCGCTATCGCCTGCTTGCGGACGGAGGCTGCCTCTCTGGCAACCATCTTCGCCTCCTCCAGCATAAAATCTGCGGCGTTCTTGATTTCGAGAAGCTGAGTGTCGCGCTTAGCCCGTTGCAATTTCAACCACTGTGTCTTCTCTTGGGCTATATCATGCAGTTGTAGCCGACGCTGCTGGCTTATCCTTTGCGATCTCAACGCCCTCTCTAGGGTTGGGTCAATGGCTTTTATCATTTCCTCCATGGAGGTGAGCTTGTTAACCGCACGGAGACGCTCCCCAAGCTCAGGGCTGAACCGGGCTATGGTGCCAATCTCGGCACTAGCAAGCCTCTTACCATGAAAGGCGTCATTTAGATTGCGTACAGCGTGCTTGCCTATGCGTACAAAGTTCAATGTATGGACAGCCCGTCTAGCTAACTCTACCGGGTATCGCTCTTTGAGCAGCGTACCCATAGGCCTTAAGCCATTGGCAAGGCGTTTATCCATTCGGGTCTTCATCATTGACTTCATGTAGGTCTCTAGGATGTCCGAAATTGGGGTGCGGGAGCCGACGCCAAGATATTTGACATCGTTCTGAATAGCCTCCTCAACGAACTCATGGAGGCGGGTCCGTGTGAAGCTGGGCTTTGCTCCAACTCCACCGCCTGATACCCACGAACGGTGGTTCTGGATATCTTTGATGGCAGTGACGATACGGGGAAAGTAATGCTCGCCTTTGCCGAATATGAGGAATGGAACGTCTACCCCTTCACGCACTGCCGCCCCTGCGTAGGCATCAATCAATTCGTCAGCAACCTTAATAAGACCCAGTTCCGCTTCATTCAAATTGAAACTTCCGAAGCGCTCCATAACGTCCCCCAAAGGGACGTCCTCAGCCTGAGCTGCTGCTTTTCGCGTGGCCCGCACGTAGAGGTTACCATCCTTGGCGAAAGGCTCAAAGATGCCGGTCTGCTCCAGTACCTTGATAGGAGCGATATCCCTGGCGATGACGTTATCTGCGGAGTCTTGCAGCCGTTTGTGCAAGAACATCTCGATGGTTGGCTGGTCGCCCGCCCGAGCTAGGTCTACAATGCCAGAAGGGTTCACAATGTTTAGCGGCTTGGCGAGAAGTGGGAGAGCACCACTTTCTGCTTTACGGACGGTGTTCGCCATCCGACGGAACATATTCATGGTGAAGCCCTCGGCCTTCAACTGGCTATTCGATGGAAGCTGAGCTAGGGATTCCTTCCCGATCAGCGGTTTCGGGATTGGAAGGGCAGCCCGAGCTGCCCGGGCTCGCTGAGCAATACTGCCAGCAGTACGCCCTGCCCTAGCAGCTCGCAAGGCCGCCTGAGCGACACCAAGTGGTGGGATAACGAATAGAAGGTTGAGTGGGTCAAAAACAGTCTCTAGGATGAACTTCTCACCAGGGAAGGAACTCTTCAAGTTATCGAAGTATTGGTATGCACCGCCAGCCTCGGTGGTGATGGCTTTCCTGCGTTCACGTAGCCGTGGGTCAGCCATGCTTGCAAGGCCAGGAACCCCTGCGCCGAATATACGCTGACCCCAAGAAAGATCGTCCCCACGCTCTTCGGTAAGCTGGCGTTGCGCCTCAATCTCAGCTTTGGCAAAGCCTAACACGCTACGGGTTGGTCGAGAAATAACCTCATGAGCACGAGCAAACGGCCCTAGGAGACGCCCAAGTAAGCCATCACCGTCCTCTTCTTCTATACGGTCTCTCACCAGACTCTCGGTATCGGCAAAGATGCCGTTGACGATGCCCTGTGGCTTTGGATCATGTGGCATTAGCGCACCCTCCCTCCGATCCGTCTCGGCTGGGCTTCTAGCTTCTGACGTTCCTCTTTTTCTAGTGCCAGTCGCTTGCGTTCCTCCTCCAGTCGTTGCGCCTCCCCTCGTTGGATTGCCCGAATACCCTCCCTACTAAAATCGCGACTGGTAGCTGCCATTTGTGCCTGACCTGACGGCGTTTCCGCGACCTGCTTGGGGGTTAGACCTTCTGGCTTCCGCTGCTCATCTACAGTATATGGGCTTGCCATGAAGTCTTCTATCTCTTCATCGGACATCGGGTCCTCGCCCAACTGTTCTCTCTCCCGTTGCTGCTCATCTACAGTCTTTTGCCTGTCGATATCCACCTGTTTTTTGTGTGCTTCCTGACGTTTCCAAGTCTCATGCAGTCTCACGTCCATTGCCCAATTACCGCCCTCGCCTTCGCCTGGGTAACGTCCCCACTCATCAAAGAACTCTTCAATGAATGCTGCCTCATCTTCTGGTATCTCCTCACCCTTCTTGCGAGGAGTTCGGCGATCTACCATCCCAGGTGGCTGTGCACCAAACGTGGCCGCTGCCGCCCCAGAGATTTCCCCAACTTGGCTCTTGGCTTTAGCTACCTCTTTAGTAGCTATAGCCTCAAAGCTGGGCTTCTCGTCCAACGCAACTGCCGTGTTGTAACGGCGCTTGCTTATCTCAAATGCTCGGTTTAGTAAAAAGTCTATATCGTCGGTATGCTCGAAAGTAAGGCGCTTAGGGCGTCCGCTCACAGCGTCAAAGCGGGTACGAAGGTCAATCCCGGCCAGCCTCTCGGCCTCATTGGTCGAGATAATATCCGCCTCGCCCTTGAGCCGTTTTTCCACCACCCTAGCGATAATCCCAGGCGTCTCTTCGTCGATAGTTTTCTGGTCTTTTCCAGCGATCTTCAAATCGTTCATTGCTTTTTCTACCGCTATCGCTATAGGCTCTATCTGAGTTCGCCATTCATCGGTAGGATCATCTGGCAAGAGACCACTAGCAGAGATGTGCTGTCTCACCTTTTGGATCGTACTGAGCGGGGCTTTCATATGATTGCTGAGGCCACCGGATTCAATTATCTCTTTAGCCTTAGTACGGACATACTCGTTTATCTTTGATCCCCACGCCCTGGGGTTGTTCAACATGTCCATTGGGAGCCCCAACAAATCGCCAACGATATCACCGTATATTCGCTGCGCTATGCCAGCTACATGGGCGGCTAACTCTCCGGGTCTGACTTCATCATCTCCCCATGCGCCCTCATTCTTGATGATCCGAGACAGTTCCTGGGATATCTTCATCTCGATCCGGTCTGGGTCTAAATCGCCGTCCTTATCCATTATTGCTAAGTCATTTATTTCGTCCTGTAGATCCATCACCCCATCGGTAGAATTGATTGACGCATCAAAGTTCCAATACCGATGTGAGTTTAATTCGCTCAAACCATCTGTCCTTATCTCGCCAGTCAATGCCTGAAAGATTTGCCCAATATCCTCTGTAGTTATAGGAAGGCGGCCATTCAGCGACTCTGAAGTCCGAATGTGACGAATCACATTATCCAAGATGGCGTCCGTAACACGAGTTGGGTCTGTCTCCAAATCAGTCATTGTTACAACGATGTCTCGCAGTGTTTCCCTTTGGTCGTTGGAAATTGGGAAGTCCGTCAACTCATTCCAGGGCGTGGCGGGACCGATATCCGGCTGCGGTTGGGGCGGTTGGGTAGGTCCTAAATCCTTGGGCGCGGGGGGGCCGATCGGCTTCACGAACTCTGAGAATGTGCTGACGCCTTCCCGTTGCTGTTCTCCAATGGCGCTCTGCCACGACCTCACGAATGGGTCGGTTATCTGTGACGCACCCCTAGCTTGTCTACTTGGGTCTCCATGGATATGATAGCGCAGTGGAATACGTGACCTAATAACACGGCCCACCTGGTTGATCTGGTTATGGCTGAGAGCGCTTCCCTTGAAGGCGGCAGCGTCCTTCAATAGGCGGGATGTGTAGTCCTGCTCTTGCCTTTGGCGTCTCCTCTGTTCCTCTCTTTTCCCCTCCTCTTTCCGTGACTCTATGGAGGTACGGACGTCTTCTATAGCGGTGTGGTATGTCTCTAGGTTAGCCCTTACCTCTTTCAGGCGTTTTTCGCCTTCTGTCCAAGTCTCCGCGCTCCCAGGTAGTCCCTTTTCCTCCTCTTCGAGGTCCGCAATGAGCTGTTGCAGATTTTCTATTAACTCTTGGTTTCCTTCTATAGGGACGCCCTCTCCGAAGTATTCGTTCATTTGCCCCATTAGATATTCCTCTCTATTTGCCCCATAGGCCCGCCGCCCGCCGGGGCGGCTATCTCACCGGGCTCTGTGGGCATGTTGGCCGGGGAGAGGGCTGGCTCCGTACCTCCCTGGTTGCTCCTCACCCCTCCAGCCTCTGGCGGCCCCTGCCCGGGCCGCTCTGGGACGCCGCGTCCTTGTTGCGGGAGGAGTGACATCATCAGCTCCTGGCCTGCCAAGGCGAATATCGTAGCTTTGCGGGCATCACCATCGGTCTCGGCGGCTTCTGCTATCTCAAACATCTTCCGAGCTACCTCGGTATTTATCATCACCGGAGACTGCTCCACGTTGTCCGCAGCGAGCTGCTCGGCCTCCAGCTTCATGTCTGGGACGTTCATGACGTTCTCACGTAGGTAGGAGAGGGACATCTTCGCATTGGGGTTGAGCGCACGGAAGATGTTGGCCTGCATCATCTCATCAGCAGGGAGTGCGAGGTCTATCTCCGAGATCATGAACGTGCTATCGGGCATATCCTCTGGGGAGAAGTCCTCATCGTAGAAGCCCAGCCGTGGGTCTTGCCCCTGCACCCGTATCCTCCCCCTGCTGGAGTTTGCCCACCGCCTCGCGTACTCGTCCAACCAGAGCCTCCCAGTCTCGCCGTAGAGGAACTCTCCGCCGGTCTTATACGGCTCCACAGGGGTGCGTGCCGCCTCCTGTGCTGTTTTGAGGCTGACCCCCGAAAGGGCGCGGGTCATATCCCCGAACACCTCGGAGGTAAACGAGAGGTGAGAGAGACGGGAGCGTAGGTAGTCCACCATGACGTTGACCGGGCTCATTATCGGGTTACGTGCGATGGGATGTGATAGCCCCGTGTCCGAGTCGAGCTGCTTGATGCGCCCTCTTTCCGAGTCCGTGAAGGTGTCCTGCCCTCCTGGGGAGTGTATCGCGAGGGTCATCGTGTCCTTGAGCGCCTCTTTCAGGTCTTGCCAGAAGGTGGAGATGACCTCGTTGAGCGCCTCCCACTCCTTCTTCATCGGCCCGATGAGCCCACCCGTCGTGAGTGAGTGGAGTCCTGCCTGTCCCTGCTCGTAGGCCGACGCAATGGGTACGTTATCGGCACGGAGCACGATGAAAGGGAGACAGGGAAAGCCGTTGATCTTTCCTACGGAGTTGGGTGATAGGTTGAAGGACTCACGAAGGAGCACCCAGCTCCCTGACGCACCGGGGAGGGAAGAATGTGTGCCAATGGAGTAGAAGACGGTGTTGAGGACATCAGGCTGCTTACGGTCCTGTGGGTTGTACCGTTCCTCCCAATAGTCCAGTATCGAGACTTCGGCGTCGTCAGGTATGTTCTCGTCGATAGGGAACGCACCTACAAGAGCCATTGTCTTGAGGCGGCGCCCTGATGTCCTGTAGACATACCCCAGGTGGCTCAGCTCCTGGTACGGGCCGTCCCAGAATGGGTAGACGCTAGAGACGTCCAGCAGGTTCGCGATTGGTATAGGGCTCCCGTCCGCCCCTGGGATAAGTGCGGTGTACTGTACAGCCCACCCCGTGATGACCTGCCACGCCCCTAGCTCGCGTTGGTGCCAGCTCCTACCCTGTCTGAGATACCCGTGCGGCCCGAAGTCCACGTTTCTCCACCAGCCTTTGACAGCGCGTTCCGCTTTGTCCCGCATTGTCTGCTGGGAGACGTCCTGTAGGCTTTTGGGAAGGCGTTCCCTGTGTCCGTGACGGGAGAGGAGGTGGATCGCCATGTCCGCTGCGGCGCGCACGTCACTGGTGGATATGGTCTTGGCACCTTCGGACTGTAGCTTATCGAACTGGTAGTACATCTCGTAGGACTCTCGGATACGTTGGTTTCGTGAAGCATAGATATCGCGTGCGCTATCGAGCGTCCTCAGTATGATGTGGTCGTTCGAGCTAAGCGTCTGAGCCATTATCTACTCCCTCATCACCTCAGATATGGCGGCAGGAGGTACTCCGGGGGTTTTGTTGCCAGGACGCGCCGGTTGAGCCTCAGTGCCTGGTCTCTCATCTGGAAGCATCCCGCGTCAGCCATGAGTAGGTCGAGCCGAGCCGTGTTATAGGTATTCTGCACCTTGTCGTCCCGTGCGCTGTAGCGTGTTTCTCTCTGGAGCATGGAATACTGCTCTACGAGGACCGCGCTAGGGGCCTGATACTCTCCACTGGACATAAAGTCTATCACGGACTGGATAATCCCATCCTTTGTCCACCGTGTAACGGGTAGACCCGGCTCGTTGTCGGGGTGTCCCCACTTCTTCTCTCGGAAGGTGAAGATATTGGGGTAGCGGTGCTGGTCGATGGCGATAACCCGTATCCCGGCGCTGCGCGGCTCTCTCTCCCAGCCGAGGAGTGCGTTCCCGAAGTGTCGTCCCAGCTTGACCATGAGACGGCCCGTATCCTCGGGGCTTATCTTCCCACGTACCTCGCCTACATATGCCCAGTCCCGTGCCCTGCGTATGACAATCGCTGTATCGTGGGAAGTAACATAGCCCTCTGCGGGGTCTGCGTAGATGGCGTATGCCTCACCAAGCTGAGGACGGAGCCAGAGACGGAGCATACCGCCCAGGTCGTCCTTCTCCGGGTAGAGGTCCTTTGGAAGCGGTGGCCTTACCTGATCCATGAGTGAGTCGAGTATGCCCATGGGCACCACGGGGCTCCCTGCCAGCCTCCAGCAGGTGGTGTCATCGGTTGCCATCTGTGAGGCGCGCATCTCCTCGTCGCCGCCAGCCAAGTCGAGTGCATATTTCCAATACCGCATCTGCGACCACGAGAGCCCGTGGGTGTCCTTGATGAGCGCGTCCGAGGCATTGAGGGGGAAGTCGTCATACCCCATGGCGGCGGGTGCGTTATCCCACAGCGGGCGTGAGATGGGCCAGTCGTGCTCCTCGTCCGAGAACCATGGCACGAAGAAGGCCACTGACGCGGAGTTCCCCTCCTTTGCGTCCTGATACATGGTGTGAAACACGTCCCCGGAGCGTTCGGGACGAGATTCGTAACGTACTGCCGCGAAGGGAGAGCCGAGGAGGCCCCGTTTCATCGCTTCTATCTCGTCCGCCTCGTATGACGGCACCTCG